TATTTTCAAAATTGATATTGGTAATATTCCACCAAATGAAGTTGATACATTCATGGAACAAGTTATCAATAAAATGAAAAAAATTCCTCACGTAGATCAAAATACTGGTAATTACAATTTGAAGTTTAATCTTAACAACATGTTGGAAGATTATTATTTACCGGTACGAGGAGGACAATCTCAAACATCAATCGACACATTGCCAGGTATGACATTTACGGGTATTGATGATATCAATTACGTTAAAGATAAAATGATGGCTGCTCTTAAAATTCCTAAACCATTTTTAGGATATGCAGAAGCAGTTGAAGGTAAAACTACATTAGCATCAATGGATATTCGTTTTGCTAGAACAATTGAACGTATTCAAAAAATAGTTGTATCAGAATTGTATAAGATTGCAATCATACATTTATATGCACAAGGGTATGACAATGAAGATTTAGTTGGATTTGAATTAGAATTAACAGCGCCTTCAATTGTATATGACCAACAAAAAGTTGCATTAATGACTGAAAAAATGACGTTAGCAACAGCAATGAAAGATTCAAAACTAGTTTCAGACAAATACATATATGAATTCATTTTCAATATGTCAGAAGATCAATGGTTGCAAGAACGTACCAATGTTATTGAAGATTTAAAATTGCGTTTCCGTCAAAATCAATTGGAACAAGAAGGAAATGACCCTGCTGTAACGGGAGTATCATATGGTACACCTCACGACTTAGCATCAATGCATATGAGTTCAGATGATGTAGAAGAAAAAGATAAAGGTGGTCGTCCGAAAGAAGGAATTAAATTTGGACAACATAAAAATGCATTTGGATGGGATCCTACGGGTAAAAAAGAAATAGATCAAAGCTTCGATGTTGAAAATCAAAAGTCTGCATTTTTACCAGATCCAAGAAGAGAACGTAGATTGGATTTAGCACATGAAAATGTTTTGAAAAAATTAAAAAATTCTAAATACGGAAAATCATATTCAATTATTTCAGAATCTATAACAACATCTAAAGAATCAGATGGCGATGCTGGAACTTTATTAGATGAGAATAATATTCTTTAACATATTTATTTAAAAAGTATCGTATTGGTATGAAAAAATTAAAACATTCGAAATACAAAAATACCGGCATTCTATTTGAAATGTTAGTAAGAAAACTAACTTCGGAAACACTAACTTCAGACAAATCTATTACGATTGATATTATCAAAAAGTATTTTGGAAGAAATACTGAATTATCAAAAGAGTTGCAATTATATAATGCATTAATAAAAGAATCGCATAAATCAGAAGCTCGTGCATTAGATTTTATGCGTACGGTTAAAGAAGCCCACAATAAATTAAATCATAATACATTAAAACGTCAAAAATATAATCTAGTTAAAGAAATTTCTGAAAATTTTGTATTTGAAAATATGTCAAAGATTCACATTAACAATTATAAAGAATTAGCTTCTATTTATCTGTTATTTGAATATAATGATACGGATAATCCAAAACAATTAATGGCGTGTAAAACCGTATTGTTAGAACATGCATTACCAAAACCTAAAATTGTTGAACAACGCGATCCGGTAATGGAATCATTTGCAAAACAAGATAAGAATATAAGATTATTAACATATAAACTTCTTATAGATAAATTTAATAGTACGTATTCGGAGGTATTATCAGAATCACAAAAACAACTATTGAATAAGTATATTACACACGTTAATGATACAGAAGCATTGCGAGAATATGTTCAGCGCATTATTCCAACTATTAAAAAACGATTGTCAGAACATGCAAAACAAGTTGATGATAAAGTAGTAAAAATTAAAGTTGAAAAACTTTCGGAAATGCTTTGCAATGTAGAGACTATTAAAAAAATAAAAGAATCACACGTATTAAATTTAATGCGTTATATGGATTTAGTTGACGAATTAAACGAGATACACAAATGAAAACATTCTTACAACAAATAGAAGAAGCATTTGAAGCTATCGATAAAACTGATGATATTATTGATGATATTGCAAATCAGCCGCAAGACGGCGATGAATTAGAAGAAGCATCTACATCAGCAGGTGCTGGTGCATATATGTCTAAAAATTTCATCGGAGTGGCTGATGATGATACTATTGGCCAAGGTGGAATGAAACGCGTTAAAGAATCGGTTAATACTCCGCCAACATATCAAATTGGAAAATATCAAAAACCAGAATCTGATGAAGAAGAATACGTAGATAAATTTCCATTTGCTGATGATGATGCAAAATGGCAACATGCAAAATACAAATATCCAACTGAACCAATGTTAAAATCATATAACAAATACTCAGATCGTCCTGCACATGTATCAGAAAAATCACGAGTTGAATATGATTGGTCTGGAGTAAAAAATAAAACGGATAAAAATGTATATGAAACCATGGATTCTAAATACGAACAACTTATAGAATCATATCGTAACTTTAAAAAAGGTGATGATAAACCTTCTAGTAAAATAAAACATACCATTAAAGAAGTAGCCAAACGGTTGCGAGAAGTTGAAGAACTTGTAGCAAATACAGCTAGATTAAAAACAGAATCTGGAGTTGCTCGTGATGGGTATGGAAAATCTGTTGATGGTGCATTAACTAAAATATCACATCGATTAATAAAAATTGCAGAACGAGTAAGAGCATTAGGAGAATAATATGTCAAAGCAGTTAATTGTAGAATATATACCATTTAAACCTGTCGGGACATTAACCGAGCAATCCGGTGCAGCATACGGCATTCCAGGCGGAGTCGTTGTGCAAGGTGTATTGCAACGAGCTGGAGCAAAAAATCAAAACGGCCGAGTATATCCTAAACATATTCTAGAAAGAGAATGTAAACGATATCAAACCGAATATATTGATCAACACCGAGCATTAGGAGAATTAGATCATCCAGAATCATCTGTAGTTAATTTAAACAACGTGTCGCACAATGTTTTAAAGATTTGGTGGAAAGGTGATGATTTATGTGGAGCAGTACAAATTCTAGATACTCCATCAGGTAATATTTTAAAGTCACTTTTCAAAGCAGGAATTACTTTAGGTATTTCTAGTAGAGGCATGGGGTCAGTTAAAGAATTACGTAGTGAAGGCGTAGTAGAAGTACAAGAAGATTTTGAATTGATTTGTTGGGACTTTGTTTCAAACCCATCAACTCATGGGGCTTTTATGCGCCCTACTAAAATGAATGAATCTGTTAATAAAAATATAACAACAAATAAATACGCAGGTGTAAATAGCATTATTACATCAATATTATGCGAAGATGGTAAATGTAGGATATAAAATATGAAAAGCAAATTACAAACATTACGTGACTTATTGTACGAAAGAGAAGAAAAACAAACAGTATTTGGCCAACAACCAGCTCCTTTATCAATTGACGATAAAAAATCACTCGCAGCAAATTTAAGCTCATTTTCTACCATGGCAGAAACATTACGTGCACGTGGACAACGTTTAGAAGAAGCCGTAACATCAATAACTAAAATGGTTGAAACTGCAAATCGAATGATTCAAGAATCAGATGAAGATATGGTAGAAAAAGTCGCTGCAAAACGACATATGGATTATGTAAATAAAGCAGTAAATGAAATGCAAAAATGTGCAAATGAAGTAATGATTCATGAACGCAGAATGGAAGCAGCATGTGACGATATCCGAGAAGGATTAAGTAAATATTACGATGTTCGTTAATTTGGATATTACAAATTAATTATTTATATTAAAGGTAAGTATGATGAATACGTTTAAAAAATTATATAGAGACTTTTTTGGGTTAACGGAATCTAAAATGGATGCCGTTGGTAAAGAAGACTCTGATATTAATAATGATGGCAAAACTAATAAAACAGATTCATATCTAAAAAAACGAAGAACTGCTATTAATAAATCAATTGATGAAGAAATAGTTGATGAAGCTAAACTTGTTAACGGTATTGATGAATATCAAGGTGGCGTTGAATATGCAATCAAAGATCCATCTCAAGCACGAGAAGTTTCTGAAGATATCAAACAATGGACTGAGAAAAAAGGGTTTACTATAATTAAACGTACGGTATCTAAAAACGGTAAGAATGGTTATTTCTATTTTAGATTAGGAGAAGATCCAGAAAAAGATGCACAACGCATTCAAGGATATTTTGCACAGAGATTAGAATTAACAGCATTTAGATTCCGAGTAAGAGGTAATGCAAATCCTTCTCGAGAATTGCCACCTGCCGCACCAACCCGTTCTATGCGAAAAATTTAAAAACGATTATATGAGTAAAAAACAGAAACAACACAAAGCAATTGTACCAGGCCATGCTACGGCAGTTAATGTAGTAGGAACAACGAGAGAAGATTTTGCACAAGCAATGAAAATTTTTAAAAGAAAAATTAAATCATCCGGAGTTTTAGAAAAAATTAAAGATAATAAAACTTTTACAAAGCCAAGTGTTAAACGTAGAAAACAATTAATTGATGCACAATACATTCAAAAGATTAAAGATTTACATAGAGATTAATTAATTTTTTATAGTATTTTAAGCCCTAGCATAAAAAGTTAGGGCTTTTTTACTGGTTTTTAGTTTTTGCTTATATTTATTCTAGAATACGCTATTTTTTCTTTATATAGCGTTAATAATATTTTTATTCTTATTAAGATTTACAAATAATCTTATTTCCAAAAAACAAAATTTAAGGAGAACTAGTATGGCAAAATCAGATTTGCTAAAACAAGCAATCGCTGATGCTAAGGCAGTTAAAGAAACAGCATTAGCAAACGCAAAACTTGCACTACAAGAAGCATTTGCTCCGAGACTTGAAAATAAGCTCATGAGACAATTACAAATGGAAATTGAAGGTGCAGATGACGAGTTAGAAGCCGGCGCAGCTGATGTAGAAGCAGGTGCAGCTGATGTAGAAGCAGGTGCAGACGAAATGGGTGGTGGAATGCCTGATCTATTAGGTATCGGTGTTGATTATGACAATGACGGTAGCTATGATTATGAAGGCGACCTAGGCCTAGGCGGCGCAGACGAAGTTGAAGCTGGTGCAGACGAAGTTGAAATGGGTGCAGACGAAGTTGAAGCTGGTGCAGCTGCAGAAGAAGATGATCTTAATCTTGACGAAATTTTAAGAGAATTAGAAGAACCAATGCCAGGTGAAGGTGATGAAATGGAACCTTCAATGTCTGAATTTGTTGCACCTGATGACAAAATGACTGATGAAGGTTATTACGGAGAAGGTTATCCAGAAGAAGATAACATCGAAGAAATCATCGAAGCTATTTTAAGAGAAACAGAAGGAATGGATGCAGAAATGACTGGTGATGAATCTGAAAAGGTTGCAGCACTAGAAGCTGAAGTAGAAGAAAAAGATGAAGCATTAATGGAAGCATATCGCACCGTTAAACATCTTAAGTCTGTTATCAATGAAGTAAATCTTCTTAATGCAAAACTTCTTTACACAAACAAGTTGTTCCGTAACTTTGACTTGAACGAAGGTCAAAAAATGAAAGTTATTGAAAATTTTGATAGAGCCGTATCACCAAGAGAAGCAAAATTAGTATTTGCTACATTGGCAGAAAGCTTTAACAAACCAACACAAAAAAGAAAGATGGTAAAAGAATCAGCGGCATCTCGTCCAACAAGAACCACTGCGCCATCACAACAAACAACTCAAATTCTTTCAGAAGGTTTCGAAATGGCAAACCGTTGGAAGAAATTGGCAGGATTAATTTAATTTAAAAAAAAAGAACAAGGAGAAAAACGATGAGTTTAAATTCATTATTACAAAGTCCAGACGCTTCTCAACGTGCTGCATCAGTAGCAACAGTTGCAAAGTGGGAAAGAACGGGACTTTTAGAAGGTCTTAGAAATGAGACAGAAAGAGCAGGTATGGCTCAATTGCTTGAAAACCAAGCAAGACAATTAGTAAAAGAAGCTTCACAAACAGGTACAGCAGAAGGATCTGAAGAGTGGGCTGGTGTAGCACTTCCATTGGTACGTCGTATCTTTGCTGAATTTGCTGCAAAAGAATTTGTATCAGTACAAC